ATCAGGGACTGGCTACACTATGTTGACCTGCGAACACAGGACGACACACAGTATGAGCACCGTCAAATAGCCAACGACATAAAACTCATCATCGAGGAACAGTTGCCAACAATCTACGCAGCTATGTGGGGGAAATAATGAACATCTTTGCATTGATCAACACAGACGAGGAAGTATTTCTTCCTGCACAACAGACGACACGATCCGCTGGATACGACCTACGAGCACGTATCAGCGAAGCACGTGTGCTTGACCCTGGTCAACGTATGCTTATTCCGACAGGCGTGTGTCTCACTCAGGACATGCCTGATAATTATTTACTTGCTATCTGTAGCCGCTCTGGACTGGCCATCAACCACGGAATCTATGTGCTCAACGCGCCAGGCATTATTGACGCTGACTTTGTAGGGCAAGAGATACAAGTCATCCTGTCCAACTGTGGATCGGAACCTATCTACATCCAGCCTAGACTACGCATAGCGCAATGTGTACTTTTTGAGCACAAGGGACAGATTGGCACGAACGAAACACTACGCCTTGGTGGCTTTGGTAGTACAGGCTAGATAATCAGTCGGCTATTGACCACCAGTTCACGCTTGTGCTTTCCGTGGTCATCTACACACTCTAACTCCAACATCATTCCGCCTTTTGGTAGCGCACTGCCATCCATCAGTGCACCGTAGTTATCTTTACGGCCATGCTCCATTAGGTGGTCTGATGTTGTTCCTATATATGTGTCCATGTACGCAGCGGTACGGATAGTCAACACGTCTTTATGGTTGACTCTGTTCTCAAGCTTTACCTTGGATGTATCAAAGACAATCTTTCCATCACGTCCAGCCTGGCGATTGTGAGTATGTCCACGCCAGATCGCATTGACGCCTTCAAGCCACATCTGTGCACGTGAGAAGGTAATAGCCCCCTTGGTAACTGGTGCGCCACCACCAGCACCGTGATGGTAATGGATGACGTAGTGTCCAAACCCGCGTTTGGAATCCTGACCTATCGACATCTTGAAGTGCAGGAACCCGTGATATCCGCCATAGGCAATAGACTTGCCTGATTCCTTGGCAAGCAGGATGCACAGATGCTTTACTGGCTCAATGTGGTGAAACCTTGCAACACTGTCGTCGTGGTTTCCGTCGCCAATCATAATGATGCGATCGGAATAAGGTCCTAGAATCTCAGCTGCCCATCGGATAGACTCGCCGATCATGTCGTCACCAGCAGAGTACATTCGTGGGTGTAGGTTGTTAGCGCGGTAACGCTTTCTATCACCAGGGAGGATGGCATCGAACACATCACCATTGATGGCGATAAACGCATTCTCTTCCTTGGCTCTTTTCAGTTCGTCGTCTATCATCTTGTAATCGGTGTGCAATGAACCGATGTGCAAGTCTGACATCAACGCCACTTTGACTGTTGTTCCTGTTACATGCTCGATTACTGTCATATTTCGATTATTGACAGATAATTTGGTGTGTGTAGTATTACGTGTTAACTGCTGACAGAATCCAAGTATCTACACTTGTGCCACGCTATAGCACAAAAAAGGGCATCCGAAGATGCCCTGTGAGTGGGAGACAAGTTATGAAACACCTTGCTCGCGCAAGGCAGACAAAGGGGTAATACGAATGAGCTGGCCATACTCCTGTGTCTGTTCTATATATATCATGCGGTCTATTGGCACACCGTCGTCATAAAGCTTCATGCGAGCTGGACCAAGGATATCTGCTAACACTTCACGTGGAAGCATGGCGATTAACTCATCCCTAGACAAGTCACTAGGTACCGCGCCGCCTTGTACACCTGCATACTGCATCCATGTAGCAGATATCGGAACTAGCATACACCTACACCGAGGATGCGACTCAAATGCATCGTTGGTTGCGTACACCTTGCCATGAAGCGCCAAGCATCCAACGCATGTCTTGTTGTCAATGACTGCAACACGGCGATATCCACGGACAACAGTAGGATTTAGTCTATTGATCCGCTGCACAACGCTTCTAGACATTTCCATGACCTCTGTGGTCGAGATGTTCTCAGCGTAACTGTCAATCACATCGATGGCTTCGTTCACATCGCGGATAAAGTCTTCACGGGTTACATCTGGGTTGGTCACATTCTCGGTCATTCGAACAATGAACCTGGTGAACGTGTCTGTGGATGTTTGCCTAACTAAGTCGCCAATACTGTCTCCACCAAAGCTGAACCCGGGATTGAACTCATTCAGCTCAGGTGTGCGAATCTTAGGCTTCATCACACGCGCTGGCTTTGCACCCATGTAGGCAACAATCACAGGTGGATAGAACAGCAAGGTAGCAGAGATAGACGCATCCTGAGCCGCTAGTACATCTTCCTGTACTGCTTCAGCGTACCTATTCTGCTTCTCTGGATCCTGCAGCAAGTCAATGATTTCCCGGTAGAACATCTGAACCTGTAGTTCCGTAACATCAGGTTTGTGTGCCATGGCAAGGATATCTATAATGCGATCGTAGACTTCGACAAACGTGTTACTCAACTTATCCTTGGCTTGCAGTAACACACTGTCAATCTCGTCACGGTAGTAACCAAGAGCACCATTGACGTAGTTGTAGGTCTCCTTGGTGCTGATGCGTTCACAACAGCCGTCACCGCAGATGTATGCCATCCACTTGTTGTCCATAAAAACATTCTCCTTGCTATACAACCAACACTTGTTATAGAATAGTGTAACGCATTTTGATGCTATCACGGCATCTGGGGAGTATTACATTGGGGAAAAGACAAGGTTTTCAGTGGGCGTTTGGGGAGCTAGTCAAAGGTCAGCCAGTCATGCGCTTTGAGGCTCGTTGGTTTCTGCGCGTCGTAGAGAAGTCAATCATCCGTTACCGTGTTGATGGTGCTGGTAATCCAGTCTTTGAAGGCCATGCAACGCTGACATCTGCTGACTTACTTGCCAATGATTGGACAGAGTACAACGCATGACATTCGGTCAAGCTTATCCAAGGCTCCTTGAAGGTCGTGGGATACGACGCACAGTGTGGGAGCAAGGCATGGTCGTACGCTTATCAACGCTACAAGCTGACCATCTGGTTATCCACTATGTCGGTGGCAACCGATCAGTCTTCTGTCCAGCCGCAACCGACTTGTACGACAAGGAAGTGCAAAACCTTAGAGATGATTGGGAGATTGTTTTATGACACACATAACAGTAAAAGATAACGGATTCAACTTCCCTGACCACTGGCTGGAAGTGTACGAAGTCTGTGACGACAACGGATACGGCGCCAAGGTTGCTCAGTTTGAGCAAGTTATCATCGGTGCAGTCATCCAAGAGATGGGTAACGTCAAACATGGCACAATCCAACCAGAACCGCATCACCAGGAAGTATTGAATTGGGTAAACGAGCAAGTTGAGACCACTGACGTAGATGAATGGCTCCAAGAGTTGACTGAGATGCTCAATGAATTCAACTATGAGCTGGAGTACGAAGACTAATGGACAAGCGAAAGAAGCTGAGTGATGCAGACTTTAAAAAGATTCACCGTCTTTTGAAGCAAGGTGTCAAAGGCGAAGCGATCATGCAACTAATGGACATCAGTAGTACACACTTCTACAGGATCCAGCAAGCGTATCGCAATGGAGAAGTCAATCTAAAGCGCACGTCACTACACGGCATAACACGGATGGTCTCTGAAGGACTTCCATTCAGACGCGCTTCATGGCCTGAAAAGCTTTACTACTACTGCGCCATTGATGAGCCATCAAAGTGGTTTATCCAAGTCAACAGAGAAACTGGAAACGAGCTGATTGCGTTTCAACTTGAGTTGTCTTTGGAAGACTTACTAGCCAAGGACTGGGTTGCTATTACTTGGGAGTCTGTAAATGAAGTTTAGTGAAGTGGTTGATGCACTCATGGAAGGCAAGCGTGTACGTAAAACCAACTGGGATAACAGTACTGCTTATCTAATCTATGAAGCTGAATGTAATACCTTTGATTTCTATATGACATCAGATGGAGAGATTTACAAAATTCAGTCGTACACAACGTTAGACCTGACACCCAAAGACCTTACATGCGACTCTTGGGAAGTAATAAATGACCATGTTGTTGATGCCAACAAAAAGGTAGAATGTGATCAATAGAACCTGTCAAGCTTCGGCTCAAACCGACAGGTCAAGCATGGAGCCAGGGCAATAACTTTGGATTGGTAATTGAGACCTGGCTCCAGTTGCAAAGAACCAATGGTAGAATCTTCTCTGTATAAGAAAGGTCTCCAGAAAACCCGGTTCATATACAATCCTTTTGTCCAACCAACGAGAAGCCACTGTCAGATGTGTACCTGAGTAACCACCCTCAGATGAAGTGCATAAGCAGCAGTGGTTTTTTGTTTGCCAACTTGTAAGAAATCCTTACAAGTTCAACACTTTCCATTATGGAAATAGTTAATATGGGTGGTTCCGTTTTGGAACATACCAGTTGTAAAGAAATCCTTTACTACTGTAGACTACAGACGGCAGCAGCAATGCTGACTATGTTTGGAACAACAACTACATTTGGTGCTTGGTAAGCGAAAGACCACCTACTTTGGGTGGTCTTTTTCTTTGTACGCATGTACTACTCTGGCTTCCGCTATCTTGTAGTACTCTTGATCCATCTCACATCCGATAAACCGGAATCCCTCGAGCATAGCAGCTTTACCAGTGGTCCCGGAACCCATGAACGGGTCCAGTACAGTTCCACCAGGCTGAGTAACCAACCGACATAGGTAACGCATAAGGTCTGTAGGCTTTACTGTAGGGTGGAAGTTGTTAGCCTGGGAACCATTACGCTGGTAAGCATTCTCTATAGGTGTGTCACGGCCATCATACGAATACTGCTTCGGTTCAATGTCTTCACAGCCTTCGTTGCGATCCTTCTTGTTAGATTTACTACAATAGAAGAAGCGAGCAGCAGAACCATTGGAAGCATCGCTTCGACCAGAAGCGACATGCCCGGTCTTCTTCCCATTATTGTTGAAGTGACGAGCGCCATCCGTATTAACCCATGAACCACCCTTGGCATCAGGGAATAGGTCCAGTACCTCTTGGCTGCCATCATGGATGAAGTTAGCTGGCCATCTACCTAACGGATTCGCTGGGTTAGCACCACTTAGGTCACTGCTATTCTTCCAGCTGTTATCCATGGTCCCGCCACGCTCACGGATAGCATCTACACCGCGAGATAACTTATCAAAGTCATCTTGGTTCATAGGTACACGGCAGCCATCTATATTCATAGCACCAGTGCCCCACTTCAAGACATTCTCAGCTATCGTCCCGTCAAGCGGCTTCCGTGCCACCGTAATAGGCTCGATGCTCGGCTTTAGCGCTGACCCATAACCAGACCACCTTTTAGCCTCATCTGTCTTCGCAACATAAGGACCAACAGGATTACTAGTAAGCTTGTTCTCCTGCTCAACATCAGACGCCCGGTAACTACCAACAGTAGGTATAGCCCTACCCCGATTCCCATGACCAGCCATCTTATCTATAGAACAACTTACGTTATGACTCTTAGGGAACCCGGATCCATAGACCCAAGCAATCATGTCCCTAATCTCAAAACCAGCATCCTCAATATTCACAGCCATACGATGCTGAGTCCTACTACCAGCAAAAGCCAACAAGTAACCACCAGGCTTCAATACCCGTAAACACTCTCTCCAAATAGCAACAGATGGGACATCATAGTCCCACCTCTTACCCATGAAACTCAAACCATAAGGAGGATCACAAACAACACTATCAACACTGCAATCCTCAACACCACCCAACACATCCAAACAATCACCAAGTAACAACGTATACAATAATCTTCCCCTTGACCTAAATACGTCAACCAATGCTTAAATATATTAGACTATATATCTACAAACAAGTAAGTTTTCAGAAGAAGCAATATCGAAACTCTTACTTGTTTGTAGATATATTTAATAATATGTCCCTTACAAATTTGAACGCAAGATGACAAAACAGAGAAACAACAAAATAATACAACTATTTTTACAGTTAGCATCAAAGCTTGTGACATTACAGGAGGAAGCGAAAGTGAGAAAAAATGTGGGTTACCTATTGCGATCGTTCCGTTTCGTTTTTGTTAGAGCCCTCTACCATGTGACTGTTGGATTTAGAATGCGCAAGGGCGGGGGGATGGTATTTACCTATTTCCCTACCAGATATCCCCCATGTTGAGAATGTAAATGCCATTTGATCGCGTGTAGCTGCACGGGTGAATTTATTACATTTGCCTACCTTTAGGTAAAAGCGCCCGCGAAATATATATTTAAGGTGATCCTAGATTTTGGATTTCTAAAGGTTGCACCCGGGCGGTATTTTGTACGGCTACACGAATAGCTACACGGGCGCCTATATTGGCCATACACGGGCGTATTACGCTATTCACGGGCGGATGGTAATTGCGGGCGTCAAGCCTGATGTAAATAATTAAGGGTATGTGATCGCATACCCTGCGCAGCATGTAACCGGGTGTAATATCGGCCCGTCAAGGTATCCGCAGCGATACCGGGCGATATTCTACCGGGCGTGTATCTGCAGCTACACGGGCGGAATACTACCGGGTGCACGTGTAGCCCATAGGCCCGTAATTTGCCCGTACGCGGGCATTATAGGATCACCTGAGAATATGCCCGTAAATGGAAAAAACCGGGCGATAATGCCCGGTTATAGGTTTGAAGGTTTACGCGTATTATTCCGCGTTGTATTTTTCCAAAGTATCGGCAGCATACCAAAGCGTACCGCCCGCGATCGCTGCAGCTAGCACGGCCGCAGATAGCAAAATAAGCGCGATTAATACCACCATATCAATACACCTTGATCCATTCTAACCCGTCAAATTTGAATTTCCGGGTGTCAAATTCCGACAATTTGGTAGCAGATACTACCGCGCCCGTCAAAAATTCCTGCGTTATTTGCCCGGTTGTGATCGCGTCAATTAAACCGGATTTAAGGCGATCAATATCCCCCCATGATTCTACATGGGCGCATTTTGAAGGTTGCATAAGGCGATCACCTTTAAGGTGAATTGTGACGTGAATAGAATTCAATTGATCCATGATTTCCCCCGTGTATCCTAGTACATCAAACCGATAAAGTATCGGAAGATCAAAATTGCAATGCAGCCGATACACATTTTCGCGGATGTAACGATCGCCCGCCCGCATGCCATTAAGGCGGTGTCTTGCATACCATACACAACCCACATAATGGCCCATATACATACATAGGCTACGCTAAAATATAGCGCGTAAAATTGACTAATTGACATTTCGATTTATCCCCCCGTTTGTTTGATGTTTGATTGTAGGGTAATAGGCGCGTACGTGTCAAGGATACACGCCTATATATTTTTGCGAGCTCGCTATACCGTTTTCAGGTGCACCATTTTGCGTTTTCCCTGCCCGTGGGCAGCGAATACAATTACATTTTTCCGGGCGTGTAATTTCTGGTCCTGCATGCATAGGCCGCAAGCTTGACAATTAGCCGCCCGCCCGGTTTGCTCAGGACATGG